AGCCGTAGCCGTCCAACCTTTGGGGGAAGCAGCATAAGCCGAAGTGCTAGAGAAAATAAGCATAAAAGACAAGAAAAAAGCTAAAATTTGTTTATACATGACGTTAGCCTTTTTATTGTGTTTTATCGAAAGGTTTTAATTAATACATGCAAAGCGTAAAAAATAAGGGCTATTGGTATCCAGTAGAGAACAGATGATTCAGGCATTTTGAAAACTCCAAAAATGGAGCTATCAGCAAACGCCAATAACTCCGGTTAGAACTTAGGCACTGTTTGCGCCACGTTTCATATAACGATAACCTGCAAATAGTGCTAGAACAGTCGCACCAATACCGAACAAGGTTATGATAATGGCTTTTGAAGCGGTAACTTCAGAAGTCATACCCGCGCCGATTGTCTCGATACCTTCAGCAAAAGCAAATACAGGCATTGAAGCAGCGATACCAACGACTAAAGCTTTATCCCAAGCAGAATAAGACTTTTGCTTTTCAATTACTGCTACTTCGTTTTGTGCATTGATTTCAGTCATGGTTTTATCCTTAAAGTGACTTAAGAGCCTTAGCGACCATTACAAAGGCTAAAATTAGGGCAAGAACGCCCGATATAGAGCCACCTATTAAAACCATATCTTCCTTAGTTATTGCTAACTGGTCTAACAAAGGACTGGATTCGAAGGCGACCCATTCGATGCACGTTTGAGCGTCTAAGACTTTACAAACATACATAGGAATTCCTTACATTTCCGTGAGTATTGAAGTCGGGTCAAGAATATCTGATTGAGTCAAGAACCAAACGCCACCGCCCTTTTTCTTTGGGGTTGCTGTCACAGATATTTGTACCGTTTCATTAATATGTTTTTGATAATTAGGCATAAAATGAGCACACTCGTCAGTGATAATGACTTGCTCAGAACATGGTACATTTTTACCAAGACCACGATCATAACGTTCAGACTCGAAAGTTATAGTTCTAAAGCCGTCATTGTTTTCAACTTTTAAAATCTCACCCATGTAAATAATCATAATAATATCCTAAGCGACTAAGCGCGGTTTATTGTAGCGGTTGAAGTAGTGGTCATAATCAGGACGATGTAAAGAATTTGGCGGAACATAACCATCAGGAGCTTGTTTAGAAAAATCAATTTTGACAATATCGACCATAGGCAAAACACGCGCATGAGTGCCAAGATTTTGCAAATGAGCTTTGGGAATACCAATATCAACAAGACATTTAACAAGGTTGTTAAACTGTGAAGAACTATAACGGCCTTTAATAGCATCATAGCCGTTCATTTTTAACAACTGAAAAAAGTTAAAAGCATTGTTCGCCTTGGTATAAGTGATATTGCCTTTAGCTGTATAGCTAAATAGCTTTGATCTACATAATTTTTGAACTTCTTTATCGCTGATGTCCATAACTTCACCTTCGAGAGCTTTGAGAATAGGCGCGAACCCTTCAAGCCATAATTTTTGTAGTAAGTTTGGGTGTCTGTGTTGGTACTCTATCAAACGCCATAAATTTGTAGGTAAACCGGAGCGCTCAAGTTTTCGAGCCATCACACTATGTTCAAAACGCAGCAAGCAAGATGAGAATTTTATTAATTCGGGTGTGTAAACTTTTAAAGCATCACGAGAATGTAAACAACCTTTTTCAGATTTTTTTTGCAATTTTTCTATAGTGTGCTTAACCTCATTACCTTTTCCATAAACCTTAGAGCGCACCAAGCGAGAAGTCGCACCGCCATAGTAAGCAGTATTGATAAAATCGCGCTTTTTGGTATCGTTTTTTCTTTGGCCATTACTGACAGAAGATAAAAAACGAATAGCAGGCGTTATCATATTGGCAGATGGTAGGGAAGCGGAGTAAGTGGCGTCTAACTGCCTTACATCAGTTTTCCATAAATCAAGACATTCAGAAACGAACCACGGATAAACCGATTCAAGAATAGCGAACATTTCAGCTGCGCCATTGTATATACTCTCACCACCATAAACATTATGACCCTGAAGAAGCTTAGCAGGGCTAGCCTTTAATTCCATATAAGGGGGAGTTAATCGACAAGTATCATAAAATTTTATTGCAAGCGAAGAGAATGAAGATGGTAAAGACTCATAAGGATGATATAACTCACCATGAGTAACGACCCTAGTAACAGGGTCACGAGATATATGACGAGTAGAAGAAGCTAGGCCGTAATCAGCGACATCACCTTTTATAGTCCACAAATCACCACGTTTATCATAAAATTCGGAGCGCATAGGAACGCGAAGAACCAACATATCTAGCATTGACCACTCCTTACACGCTTGGCACGGCCAACCTGATAAGCAGTAAGCATAAGAAGCAAGCAAACGACAAATATATTAAAGAGCGTATAAAAAAGAAAGGCTACACCCTCATTAGTAAGCAAAATATGCATATTTAAAAAAGGCTGATAATTCATGTCAAAAATCCTCGCATTGGCAAGAATAAGGAGCAGAAACATCAAGCTGAGCCAACTCACAATAAGGACAAAAAGGCAAATCAGAATCAACAGGAACAGAAACAAAAGGGATGCCCTCGACCACCGTGTGAACGGTTTCAGAGGGACGAGGGCAAAGGGAGGTTTTTAAAATATTTCTAAGAGTATCATTATTATCTAACACAAACTGCAAATCAATATCAGAAATAAGGTTAGTTTTATGGGAAGAATTATAATTTTTATGATAATAATCAGAAGCCGAAAGAGCCTTTATCAGACTCTCGACTTGAATACGGTTTAAAGTAAATAGATATGTTGGATTAACTGACATTTGACACCTCTGAATAGTGTATTTTGTAAACATGTAAACATGTGAACATGTGAACATAATGATAAGTTAACAGAATGAAAGACATTAAGCAACAAGAGATTAAAAAAAATGACTGAATCAATTAGACTGAACAAGAAAGAAAAAAAAGAAATAGAAAAAAAAGCTAAAGAAATCAACATGAAATTGATTCAAATAGACGAGCAGCCGATGAAAGAGAGCGAAATAATACACAAAATACTAGAAATAACGATAGAAAAAGCAGACATCAACGAACAAGGGAAGATAGAAATTAACCTAAATTTAGGCCAAGAGTCCACAACTAAATAACGTGGACGAAAAGAAAAGATGATCTACTGACAGTTAATGACTGACCTAATGCCTAACGCTTGCCCTTGGCGAAAAGATGCCAAGCGCGCTAACGGCTGTAAATTGAGGAATCTCTATCGTTAATTATCAAAAGACGTTAACTGTAGAAGGAAGGGTTTCAACTAATTGTTGTTGTTTAGGGTTAACATGAACGTTTTGAGGTGTAGAAACTTTCGGTTGCTGAACAGTCGTTTTTGGAGTGTCAAAGGTATGTAGAAGCCCTTTTTGTGTTTTATAAATATTACACTGGTCATTAGAAATATGAACAAGTAAAGCGCCAAACTTATTATAAGCGCTGCACTTATCACCAAGAGCCATGAATGAAACAGGAACTAGGTTAATATCTTCGATATAACCACCAGTAGCGGGATTAAAATAGCCGGAACTATTATCAATATCATCTTCTTTAACTTGCTCGGATTGGAGAGATTCAGCAGACGGATCGGAAGAAGAAGGAACTTTGCTATCTGGTAGGGATTCATCTTTTATATCCTCAATAGGTTGACCATCACCGCCTAGAAGCTCCGAATTCTTAGCACCTGATAGGCCATAGATAAAGATTGAAAGCGCAGCAACCACAAGAACAGCAAAGCCTAGTAACTGCTTATAAGGTATGCGCTTTTGATGGGTGTTAATGGTGGTTGATTTATAAAGCTTAAAAAGGCGGGGATTAGGGGTAAAATAAAACTTGTTTTCACAATTAAACTTATTAGCCATTGTGTTTGGATAGGCACGAGTAGAGCCGAACTGATAGACCTTAGTTTTTAAGCCGTAAGGTACAGTCAAATGATAATGAACGCCGATTAAATCTTTGATGGTAGGGTGAAGCAAACTGGGGTACTGAGTGATAAAGTAAAAGTCAAAACCTCTATGACGGTGAATAGTCAATTCTTGAATAATAGGTTCGTTTTTCTCTTTAATATTCTTATAAGGATCAACAAGCTGAACTTCATCAACAACAACGATAGAACCGTCAGGACAATCACGCCAATCATATTCCATAGAACGAACATAGTCTATTTTTAAAGACTTAATATTGGTGTAAATCGTTCTTACTGGCAGTAAATACTTGAATGAAGTGTCGCCTTCACGTTCTAAGATACGCTCGCAAATTTCATTAAATCGGGTAGAACGAGCAAAATAATCATCAGGACGTAGATCGTCAAAATCCTCCTTGAACATATCAAAATAATCATCGGGTAGAACATCAATCTCATTTCTTAATAAATGACCTGATCCGGATTCAAATTCATAATAACCAAAATCTGAACGGTACTTCTCGATAAAAGGCTGATTAAATTCGTAATAAAGCTTATTTTTGACAAGATTTACTTTGTTATCGCGCTCGACTTTATCTAACTTTGAAACGACAAAGACGGTTTTCTTTGCTCCAGGCGTACCAGTGGCAAGATAAAGCATTACTTAACCTTCCTTAAGGACAAGTTACCCGCTGACATCGTAAATTTTGTGACATAAGCACCAAAGACAAGGCTAAAAAATATATCAAATCCGGCAATATGAGCAAGAGCCAAAATATCGGAGGGGACTGAATTTATATTACCCCTAAATACATTAACCATTTGCCCAAAAATAATAAGAGTAGCGCCACTGGTGGCTAGGGTAAGACCAGCACCGGTTAACAAATCCTTTAAAAAACCTTTATTTACTGATTTTAATATTCCTGTTAATCCTGACATAATACTTCCTTATTTGTGGGCGCAATAGTCGCTCGTCGTCGTCGCCTCCTCCTCACTCCTGTCAGCGCCTTTTTATGTTTCTTTTCTTCCACCTACTATAGTTATAGCCATAAAAGAGCCTAATAAAATAAGGGTTGGTTTAACAAAGGTACTGAGCAAGGGGCAAACCTTAGAAAATGGCATTAAAACAAACTCAAAACTATTGCCGTATAAATTAACGCTAGTACCTAAATCAGAAGGACAAGAACCACCAAAGGAAATATCAGTATCTGGTTCAGGTAAAGGCGGTTCGGGAATTTCTACTTCTGTATTTTCATCAGGTTCAGGTTCAGATTTAAAAAAATCGGCAATACTAGCAATATTATCTGATATAGCACCAAGCAAAGACAAAAGGCCGAGAGCACCCAAAATCCTTTTTAGTAAGTCCATAATACCGCTAGGGTCAAAAGGCTCTGCGGGGTCTGTAGGGGCGTCAGGGTTAGCCGTGTCGGTTGTAGGTTCTGCGACAGCTTCAAGCGGAGTGTCCAACTGGCCACTTTCAACCTCACCAAGTGCAACATCGCGTACAAAATCTTGTGAAGCAGGGTGGGCAGCTTCAGCACCCTCTAAAACTTCTTGGGCTACTGTTGGGATAGGTATGTATTTATAATCATCATCAACCGGAGGTGCTTCAGCAGATGAACGTTCGATATAAGACTTTTTACCATCAGTGCAATAAATAGCCCAACGCCCAGATGATTCGACATAAGAAATTTGCTCATTAACACCGTGCGGAGATGATTGGTAATTTTCACAATAATGTAATGCAGCAGCTTCAACACTAGCAAAGCCATCACTAAGACTATTTTCAAAAGTACCAACACCACCAACACCACCGCTATTGTCAGCGGGGTCTAAATACTTAACGCGATTATTGTCAGGGTCAAGAACCCAATCAATCCCTGCATCGAGTAATTTAGACATAGCATAAGCAAGAGCTAAAGCACCGCCACCCTTTAATAATTCCTTACCGACAGCAACAGCGGTGGGCTTGTGGGCGATAGTGGCTTTCATAGCACTAGAACCCGCACCCTTAAAAGCTGTGATCGTAGCAGTAGCACCCGCCATTACAGTATCGGCAGCC